GTATGGGGCCCTTCGGGGGTGGGGCCTATGCTATATATATACCCATCTAACAAAATATTTTTAAAAACCCCCAAAAAAGTTGTCCCTCCGGGGCAAACAATATCCCCCATCTCAGAAAAAATTTTTATAAAAAAAACTGTAAGGCAGGTAGTTAATATGAATGATAAACCTATTGAAACATGGTGTATCTGCCAGAACAAAGGTAAATGTTTAGGCTGCGCCATGGAGAGATTAGTGCGCGAACATCTTGGAACGCAAGGGCTGGCTTATCTACTGGCACATATCAAAAAAGTAGGTGAGTAGATGGCTAAAAACAAACTGGACAACCTTCTTAATTTAGATAATATCAGGCAAGAATTAGCCCGGCGCCGATGCACAGCGTCCTTCTGGGAGTTCTGCCTTCATATGGATGCTGAGTTCTTCACTGAGGGCAAATGGCACCTTAAGGTCGTAGCGGATGCCTTGCAGGGGATAGACGATGGAGAGATAAAGAAGCTGGCTATCAGCACACCCCCGCGAGCTGGGAAGTCTTATATAATCTCTTTATTTTGCGCCTGGCTGATTGGTAAGTACCCGACAGATTCGATTATGAGAAATTCATATGCTGCAGATCTGGCTGAGAAATTCAGTTACGACATTCGGCAATTGATACAGTCTGATAAGTTTCTATATATTTTTCCTGAAATTAAGCTGAAGCAAGATAAAAAATCAGTATCAGATTGGGCTATCACGACGGCGAAACAGTCAACTTACTTCTGCGCTGGCGTTGGCGGCCCTGTAACTGGTAAAGGTTGTAACCGGGTGGCCATATTGGATGATCCGATCAAGAATATAGAGGAAGCGCTGAGCGAGAATGTCCTGGACAGCAAGTGGAATTGGTACACCTCTACACATTTGTCACGGTTAGAGTCCGGATGCCCGGAGATACAGATCGCCACCCGGTGGAGCAAACGGGACATCATCGGACGGTTGCTGGAAGAATGGGGCGATGAATGGACGGTAATTGTTATCCCGGCCCTTGACGGAAACGACGAAAGCTTTTGCAGCGAAGTCAAAACAACCGCCGAATATCAGGACCTGAAGAAGATAACGGCCGACTTCATATGGGAAGCTGAATATCAGCAGAACCCACTTGAAGTTAAGGGCTTGTTATTCCCGGCGGAGGAATTAAACCGGTTTAAACTTGCCGATTTAGCTAGTAAGAAACCAGATGGAATCGCTGGTTATACCGATACCGCGGATCAGGGAGATGATTTTTTATGTTCACCAATCGGGAGCAAGTTTGGCGCGTATACCTACATTACCGACGTGGTTTTTACCCAGGAGGGCGTAGAGATAACTGAGCCTTTGGTTGCTCAGATGATCATCGATACCAAATGCGACATAATGAAAATTGAGGCAAACAGCGGGGGCAAAAGCTTCGCGACTAATCTCCGAAATATATTAAGAGGAGAGAACAACCCGTGTTCAGTTATTTTTGAGCCCAATATGCAAAACAAAGAAACGCGCATATTGATGCAGGCGGGGTACATAAAAGAGTTCTTCTACTTTCGCGATGATTACGCCCCAGGTAGCGAATACGACAAGTTTATGCGCCAGTTAATGTCTTATATGAAGATGGGTCGTAATAAACACGATGATGCCCCTGACGGGCTTACAGGCTTAGCTCAATACGTAAAACTGATGTACAACCATCAAGCCCCGCCGGAGCCCCGTGACTCGTTCTTATATCGGGAATCAACGAATGACCCGTGGCTGGGTGGAGATATTTCACGTTCATATATCGAATTTGGTTAGGAGGTACAAAATGCGTAAGGGCTTTGAAATAACGTGTCTTATTTGCGGAAATACAATTCTCGTTGGAGAAGAATTAGGCGAATTAATTGACGATGAAGAAGTATCGTGTATGGTACAAAGAATTAAATTTATTGAAAAGGAGTTTACAATAAAGGCAGAAATTGATTGGGAAAGCGGGTTGTGTGCACATATAATATGTTCTTGCGGGAACAAAATAGGAGGTTAAAAATGCCATATATCGTTGCAGGATTAGTCCTGTTTTTTTTATGCCCTTCTTTATTCTTTGTCTATCGCCTTGGGTTAAAAGACGGTTTAGCCATCCAGCACGGGGCAAAGACCATTGAACCTATCCCGACACCCATTGAGTACATCGAGAAGCGCAGGGAGGCCAAGGAAATCAAGGAGCAGGAGGCTGAACTGGCTGATGGGTTGGCTAACCTATTCGCCTACAATGGCAAACCGCAGGAGGTGAGTAAGTGAGTTGGCTCAATAATCATGGCAAAGACACAGACGAGTGGGAACTTTATCAGCAGGGCAAGGACTACAACATAAGGATAGGGCTTTATAACACGGTAGATCTAAACGAACGTATGATGGCGGGAGATCAATGGCATGGGGTTGTTGCCAACGGCCTACCCCAACCGGTATTCAATGTTTTCAAGCGGTGTATCAATTACTTCATCAGTGCAATTCTAAGCCAAAGAGTAAAGATGCAGTTTATCCCGGAGAATATCGCGGAGGATTCGGAAGATGTACAAGAGCAATTAATCACTGCTGCGGCAGGCATAATTTCAAGTTACTCTGAAACCCTCTGGGAAAAGTTGAAGATGGATTCGCACATGAGGGGCGCCTTACTAGACGCCGCTATCTCAGGTGATATGGATGGTTATGTCTTTTGGGATCCGACTATTATCACAGGGCAATCAATCGAGGGTGTACCCATTGAGGGCGATATAGGATTTGAGCTTATCGATAACGTAAATATTATCTTTGGTAATCCCAACGATTACCGGGTCGAGACTCAACCGTGGATTATTGTTCCTTTTAGGCAGCTTGTTTCTAAACTTAAAGAAGAAGCCAAATTACATGGCGTTCCCGATCAAGATTTAAACGGCATAACTTCCGATAATGATTATATGGAACAATCGGGAGATCTAGGTAAAGTCGAACTCGAAGGCAAAGGCGATAATGGCAAAACAACTGCAATAATCAAGTTCTGGCGTGACCCTAAAACCAAATCTATTCACTATATTAAGTCAACCAAAAGCGTAACAATTGTACCTGATACCGATATGGGGATCACAAAGTACCCGATAGCCCACGGCAATTGGGACAAGCGAAAGAACAGCTACCATGGGCAGGCGGTTGGTACCGGCCTCGTACCCAACCAAATATACATCAACAAAATGTTCGCCATGGTCATGCTTAATTTGATGAATGTGGCGTTTCCGAAGGTCATTTATAATCAAGATCTTGTCCCTAATTGGACTAATGCGGTAGGACAATCTATCGCGGTACGCGGTGCGGAAGATATGAATAAGGTCGCTAAGTATTTAGATGGTGGGCAAATGAGCACACAGATAATGCAGACGATTGACGCGGCCATCAACTACACCAAAGACCTGATAGGCGTAACCGATGCGGCCATAGGGGATATTCGAGCCGAGAATCACGCCGCTATCATCGCTGTACAACAGGCATCTTTCATCCCACTGGAAACCATCAAAGCTAATCTGTACCAGTGGGTCGAGGACATAGGCTATATCTGGATAGATATGATGGTTGCAAAGTATGGCGTTCGCAATCTGACAGTTATCGAGAAGGGTGTACGCAAGGTTGTACCTTTTGATTTCGCCTTGCTTAAAGATGTTAAATTCCAGCTTAAAGTCGATGTCGGGCCATCAAGTTATTGGTCCGAGATCACGGCCATGCAGACGCTAGACAACCTACTACAGACCGAGAAAATCAACTTTTTGCAGTATTTGGAGAGGGTGCCCGATGGCATGATACCCAAGAAGGACGATCTACTGGCTGAGATCAAAGAAGCGATGGCGAATCAGAAGCCGCCGGAACCACAACCGCCGTCAACCAGTATCAAGTTTGTAGACCTGCCGGTTAACGGCAAGATCCAACTGGCAGCGCAGCATGGGATTCAGTTAAAACCGCAGGACTTTGAAGAAATACAAATGATGGAGGAAGTTGCAAAGCAACTTAATGAACCGCCGGAAGCGGAGGAAACACAACCGACAGTTTAATACAGAGTCTTAGCTAAAAGTTAAGGCTCTTTTTATTGCTCCTTACCATGGAGCGGAAAGCGAGGAATATTACATGGAATTTGCAGAGGCATACCAAGCCGAAAGCACAGAACAGATCGCTACAGAGTCACAGGAAGCCGAGTCAAACCAGACGGAGCAACCGGCAATAGAGACAACAGAACAGGCCGCCACGGAAGCCACAGAAGCAGCCGAGACACCGGCAACCGAAACGGACACGCCTGTAATTAAGATCAAATACAACCACGAAGAGATTCCTCTCACCTTGGAGGAAGCCGTGGAGTTGGCCCAAAAGGGCAAGAATTACGACCGCATTTTCAATGAACGTGCGGAACTCCAAAAGAAATGGGAGGCTACGCAGCAACAGCAGGAGGCGACAAACCTAGATCAGGATTACCAGGCTACGATTATGCAGCTCGCTACCGAGTATAACGCAGACCCGGAAGCCTTGCTGGAAATCGCTCAGTCAATCGCATCTAAACACCCCGATGTTATCAAAGCGGAGCAGATACGAAAGTCCAACGAGCAGGTCGAGTCACAGAAGGAAGTGCAAGAGAAGATCAATGCTGATGCGGTTTCCTTCCGGACAGCCTACCCCGATGTGGACATAAACAGTGTTCCAGCAGAGGTATGGGACAGGGTGGACAAGGGCTTGTCGCTCACGGATGCCTACCAGATCCATGAGAACAAGATCCTTAAAGAGAAGATAGCCGCCCAGGAAAAAGCCATCCAGGTAAAAGAGACCAATCAAAAAAACGCTGTCACTTCTCCTGGCTCAGTCACGGGCAACGGCGCAACGGTGGCAGATTATATCAGCCAAGAATCGTTTGCCCAGAACAAAGGCGATCAACGATGGGTCATCAAGAATCTCGAAAAGATTCAAGAGAGCCGCAAGAAATGGAAATAGAAAGGAAGATGACGAATGAACGTAAATAACGTAACCCGCGGATTTATACCCGAACTATTTGATGCTTCTGTGTATCGCACATTGGAGGACAATCTCGTCCTTAAAAAAATCTGTACCGCCCCTATCAAAGTTCCCATCAAAGATGCTGGCGACACCGTATATTTCACCGACCTGGGCGATCCGACTATTTCGGATTACACCGGGACGCTAACTGCTGAGGAATTGAATGATTCCCAAATTGCTATGCTGATTGATAAGACCAAAACATTTGCCTTTAAAGTGCAAGATGTTGACGCTCTTATGACCAACCTTGATTTGAAAGGTTCGCAGACTCAGAGAGCTGGGTACAATCTGGCAGATGCCGTCGAAAGACTGGTATTCAGCACAGTTGCAGCCTCAGCCAATGCTGGCGCCGCTGGTGCTGTCACCGTAACCACCGCTAACTGCCTTAGCGCTGTAGCGGCAGTTGCTCAACAGCTTTATGAGAACAATGTCAAAGATAACAATCTATGGCTTCTGTTACCGCCTTGGATGAAAGTTAAACTGGAATTGGCTGGTATCAAGTTTCAAATTAACAATGGCGTAAATGGCACTGGTGGCATGTTCTGGACTCAGGATCTGGGGTTTGATGCCTATGTTACCAACACCGTCTATAACACCGGAAACCAGGCGGCCCCTGTATCTACTATTTTGGGTGGATCTTATCAGGCTATCGGTTATGCGGATAAACAGTTGAAAACCAGAAACATTGAACTCAGTGGAAGTCGGGCGATACAGGTTGATGGTGGCTTAATCTTTGGTTTTAAATGTATAAAGCCAAAAGAACTAGCCGCCTCCATTATGACCTATGGCGCAGAGACTGTTATATAGTATATATGGTTGCATATCCTTTTGATTAGTGATATAATAAAAATATCATAAATCAGGAGGGATGTATTGTGAGAAAAGACTTAGCTGGGCAAAAGTTTGGGAGACTTACTGTTGTAAAATACGTAGGCAGACCGCCAAAGGGTAAGGGAAGCGTATATTATTGCGTTTGTGAGTGCGGCAATAGCGCAAATGTGTTGGGGAGTTCTTTGAAAACCGGAAACACAAAAAGTTGTGGCTGTATCAAACGCGAACAGTTGGTTCTTAGGAATTTTAAACACGGCAAAGTTAAGTCGCCCATATATGGTATATGGTCGGTGATGAAAGACCGATGCAATAATCCTAAAAATAAAAGCTATAAAAACTATGGTGGTCGTGGTATTAAAGTATGTGAAGAATGGCAGGATTTTGATAATTTCCACAATGATATGATTTCTGCTTACTTAAAAGGGCTTACCGTAGAAAGAGTAGATAATAATGGAGATTATTGCAAGGGAAACTGCATATGGGCAGACATGTTCGCTCAAGCCAACAACAAAAGAAGAAACAAGGTAATCACTTATAAAGGGGTTACTGACACGCTGACACACCTGTCTAAGGCATTCGGCTTTGATTATGTAGTTGTTCAAGGTAGGCTTTATGACGGCTGGGACGTTGATCGTGCAATAGAAACCCCTAAGACTAACTACAAAACATATTCGTACAATGGTGAAACAATGCCTTTAATAGACCTTTGTAGGAAATATAACCAAGAATATTCAAGGGTTCAAAAAAGATTGGAACATGGGTGGGACATAGAGAAGGCTTTATTAACACCCAAAACACACAAATGAAAGGATGATAAATAATGGCTGATAAAGCAATAGTAAACTCTAAAGTCACAACCTTAAATGCGATTCAACCTTTGACTCAGACTGCCGCTGATCTTGCAGGCGCTCAGAAGTTTGTCTATACCCCGACTGGGAAAGATGGCAAACTCTGTTTTGTTATCGCTAACGCCGTCGCTTTTGCAGTTACTACTTCTATCGCCGCAGGGTCAAGAGTGTTTGGATCTGCTGCCAAAGCCGATACCGGTCGGGCAACTGCCGGAACGGATATTTTGCAGATTGAAACAGGTAAATATATGCAGGCAAACGGCACAATTGAACTGACCGTAACCCCATACTCCGGTAAAGGGTTGACCGCAGACCATGCCCTGACCGTGGGTGTTATCGAACTACAGTAGTCTATTGGGGGGATTCGTCCCCCCTTTATTTATGAGGTGAAAGCATGAAGTTTAAGGCAGAACCGAAATTTTACGTTAAAATATCGAACAAATATATTCAGCGAGCGACCGGGAAAAAGGGCTTTTACTTCGATGCGAACGGCGAATATGAGACGGAGAATGCAGTCTTGATCAAGGCACTGTCCCCCATGTTCGCAGTAGTCGAAGAAGAAGTTGAAGAAGTAAAACCGATTCTAAGTTGTAAAAAATGTGATTTTACTTGCGATAATCGCGGTTTTTTGATGGCCCATTATCGCGAATTTCATCCTAAACAGAAGGAGGGAAAAGAATGAGTCAAGCAGTCATAAATTACTTAGGTAGATTTGTTAATCCGGAAGGCACTAAACTTGAAGTGGAAATCACAGATGCCACTATTAATATTGCTGGAAGTAATATGGAATTACGAGGCACAGCCGCAACTAAACCATTAGCTACTGCCGTAACTATTGGGGCTACATATTGGAGTGTAGATATAGATCCGCATGGCGATGCGATAGAAGTGTCTACCGGTGCGGGATGGGTGGTGATATAAATGGAAATACTGGCATTGGGAGCAAAAAAAGTAAGTTTAGCAGATGATGATAATAATGAGAGCGTAAAATTTAAAATAAACAAAGAAAACAACGAATTATTGATGAGTTGGAACAGACCAGCAAAACCAATTACTTTAGCCAGTGATGCTTTTCATGGTGAAACATACACCGACTTATTTGTGACTCGAAACCTAAAAACAAATAGCCATTTTAATACTGATTTAACTGGTTATACGTTAGTTTCTGGCACACCAACTGCGTCTTCAGATGACTATAATACTCCTGGTAGAAGCATGAAATGTTTTGGCGCTACTTCTCAATATGTTACGGCTTCTGTTAGTTGTACAGTGGGAGCTACGCTTTATGTTGCAGTTAAAGCAAAAGTTATTCGCTATATATCTGGTGGAGGATTAGGGTTTTACGGCAATCAAGGTGATTATGATTCGCCTATGCGACTGACAGAGGTAACAAGTGATTTCGTGACTATGTCCCATATATTTGTCGCGGATGGTACAACCTTTACTGTTAGTTTAGGTTCTATGGAAAGTGCAAATTTGGATGGTTATGTTGATGATTATATAGTTATAGATATTAGTGATTTGTTGAAATATAACCAAACCTCTAAAGATTTAGATGCTCTTTATGATAATTACCTAAACATTTTAAAAGGTAATGCAACAACGGTACAAGAAACAAAGAAATATAAATTAGTTTCTAAAGAAAATTGGACTTGTTCTGCCCCTGAAGCTGAAGCAGAATTTATAAGAAAAATGAGAGAGAAAGCCTTGGCAATTGGTATGACTAATTCGGTAATTTGGGGGAGTTATGGGTTTACTGCTTCTACAGCTTACGATCTTATTAAAATGGCCGTACACGCTTCGGGATATAATGACATTGTAAAAACATGGAACAAAAAGACATATACAATTAGAACGAAGGGCATTGATCTGCGCGAAATAGCCTTAACTACCACAGTAACAAGTACAGATTTGGAGAGTTATTATCATATATTTGGAGGCAAAACAGGTACAGGATCGGGTACACAACAAACACTCGCAGTATTAGTAAACGCACCTAACGGGAATATGTTAGTTGGCGCAGTTGCCGAGAACGCAACAGATCGGTTTATAGCAATGAAGCAATTAATGGATATCGGTACAAATTGTTTAACAGATTCAGCTTTTGTTCCACCTGGCGCATTGCCTCTTACGGCAACAAACTTTGCGGTTGCCCTAATGCCTCATGGGAATCCGTTGTCTTATGAAGGTTATGCTATTCCTCTACTGTATGCTGGAAATGAAAACACAGCAAAAGCTTGCGCTTCAACGGCTAAAATTGTTTGCGCGATGGTAATGCTGGACTATGTAAAAGACCTTAATGAAGTGTTTGAAATTAAAGCGTCTGATATATTATTAGGAAGCATAGTAAAAGATGGAGATATAATTAGTTTTAAAGATGCCCTCCACGCCATGTTGTTGCCATCTGCGAATGAAGTTGCTAAGGCTATTTCCAGAGTGGTTGGTTACAAAATATTAAATTCTCATTAAACTCTCTGGGATAGCGATAGCGAAATAAGCAACAATTCACACAGCCACTCCTTCAGGGGTGGCTTTTCCATTGCCGAAAGGAGGCGAACGAATGCAATTATCAGAGATAAAGGCAAGGGGCTGGTGGGCAATCGAGGACGACCCCATAACCCCGAACGAGATAACAGATGCCGAGATGGGCACGCTCGTTAATCAGGCCGTGGCGAACCTTGCAGATGTGTTAAACATAAATGCGAGCGCAATAATCACGCTTACCGGTAATCTCGGCGCATTACCTACCGATCTTTTGCAAGTTGTAAGAATAGATGATGCAAATGGCAATCCTATTTCACAAATCGATGACATTAATGACAAAGATAAGTATTCTCAGTTCTGGTTTTTAAACAGCATTGACGCTATGGTTATCCAAACTACTTCCGCCTCCGCTTCTGTGACTATGTATTATAAGGCATATCCGGCAGTAATGACAGTGGCAGCGGAATCGCCTATGGACATTCCGAGCGAGTTTCACCATTATATTGCAGACATTTGGGTCAAGGCTCACTATGCGCTGAAAAAGAACTTTCTGGACGAGTACAATGGCCTGATGCTCCTGTGGGACGACATTCGCCAACAGATAGCGAGGGCCTGCAACAACCGCAGGTCAGCGGCTATGATTCATACCATAGTTGATGTGTATGGGGGGTTGGGTTAATGAGGGCAGTAAACTTCGCTAGCAACCGCAGGCGCAGACCCCAACCGATAGTCTGGAATAACTTTCAAGGCGTGAATGAGGTAGACGACAATGTCAACCTGCCAGATCAACAAGTGCCCTATGCTCAGAACGTAGACTTCGGGCGTATCGTAGGCTCGGCGGCTAAGAGGTATGGCATGGAGAGCATAATCAGTGACATTAGAGATCTTAACGAACCTCATTATACAGGGGGACTTACGGCTACATTATCCCCTGCTAGTGCAGTAGGACAAACATGGAGTACGGGGGTCGGGGTTACAAATTTATCAAGGTTGATGCTTAGGCAAACGGTGTTAAACATTTCCCCTGAGGGGGTTACTGTTTCGGTATATGCCGATGCAACTAAGGCTGTATTAATAGGCTCAACCGCCAATTTATCAATATATGTGGCAAGCAACTTCTGGGAGGTAATATTTAATCCTTCTCTGACATTAATTGCCTCTACATCTTATTATTTAGAAATTACAAGCGCAACCGAAACTTATATATTAAACACAAGTTCTAGTAGTTCGCACGCTGGGCAATTGTATATAAACGGCGTAGCTGATGCCACCCGAGATTTATATCAAATAACTTATATGGACCTTGGCGCAGGCGGTTGCAAGGGGCAACACACCTTCCAAAGTACCGCAGGCGATATTCCCTTGATCGCAGTAGGGACAGATGTTTATAAGCTGAGCGGGGCGAGCACGAGCAGGACAACCGATACCGAGGCTGAATTCAACGCAGGGACAAAGACGGATGTTGTGGTTTTGGGAGATGCGCCAGCGGCACCAGCTACCGCTATTACTTTGGGTTCTTCCGGAGGGACAGGTTTAACAGGTGATTACTATGGCAAGGTGAGTTTTGTAGATGTAACAGGCGCAGAGAGTCCTTTGAGTGCTGCATCAAATAAATATACCGCAAGTAACACCCATTTATACTGGTATAACATACCGATTGGCCCAGCCGGCACAACGCAACGAAAACTATACCGCACTAAAGCAGGGGGAAAAACTTATTATCTCGATAAAATAATAGATAACAACACAGACACGGGATCCGGTGATGCTTTAACCGATTTCTATTTAACAGTGGAGTGGGAGGCAAAACGGGTTATTTTAGGCGCAGGGACAACCAAAGGGGCGGCGGTAATTACTCAGACCAGTACCAGTAATTTATTATCCATAGGAACATCCGTAGGGCAGACGATTACAATCCCGACGGGTATAAAGAAAATATACTCAATTGCACCCTATATTATCGAATTAGGGGCAGGAGAAAGTGTAATGCTCACTTTGTATTCAGGGGTAGACAAAGCTACTACAATAGGCAGTGCGTCTCTTACGGGGGCAATAGCAGATGGATATATGGAGTTTGTTCTTAATACAGTAGTGACGCCGGGCGCAATTTATTATTACGAAATAGTAGGGGGTCCGGCAAGTTCCGTAAAGTGTTATTTGAACAATCCGAGCGTTTATTCCGGGGGACAGATGTACATTAGCGGTTCCGCGCAAACAGAAGATATGGCCTTCTATGTCTACGGTTGCAAATACGTCCTAACAGGCGCCTACGAATCAGAATTAATCGACCTGACAACCGCCCCGACAGTATCAGCCCTTACATTCACTGAAACACTCAATGGTCAGACGGTGGCATGGTTCTCCCGATGCAGTTCTGATAATTCCGTATGGGGCGATTGGCAAGCGGTCATATCATCGGGTGATGGTATTCCGCTAGGGCGATATGTCCAGATTAAATATGTAATGGGTTCCGTGGACGGTACGTTAACACCTTCTATAAAAGACTATACCCTAACCTATAGCGTGGGCTACGGCACAGCAACCAGTATTAAAAGCGGTTTGTCTGGTGGCTCTGTACACTTCGTAGATTGGGATGATAGGGTTTGGTTCTGTGATGGGGGCAAGCCGCAGGTTTGGGATGGGACGGAGGAAAGGGACGTTGGGAATATGCCAGCTACCGCCCCGACCATAGCGGTAAGCGGTTCAGGCAGTTTTACCGGCGTGTATATGGCGAAAGTTACCTATATTAAAGATGGCTTCGAGGGCAACACCTGCGCCTTGTATGGCACAGTTACCGCTGCGTCAAATGGACAGATTGATTGGTCAGCGATACCGACAAAGGAAGGATATAAACGCATACTGTATAGGACGAAAGCCAATTCTGATGCCTACTATTATGTGACCACGATAAGTGACGATACGACCACTACTTACGCAGATACGGTTGCTGATGCTTCTCTCGGTGGTACATTATATCCAGCGTTTGACGGGGACAATAACGCACCTCCGAATAGTACGATTATTCACGTTCATAAAAACTATATGTTCTATGTCGAGGCCGCAATGCCAAACAGGGTTTATGTTAGTAAGGTCAATCTACCTGACCATATCCCAAGCGCAGACTATTTCCAATTCCCCGGTGCGGTATTAGGTATCAAAACTCACGGAGATTACCTTGTTGTGAGCGGAAAAAACTTCTTGGAGTACACGGCAGGGAGTATCTTTGACGCTGACCCCTCTGTGGGAGATTGGGATTTTAAAACCATAGACCGTATCGGGTGTATCGCACATGAGGCGATGGTTGAGGCGTATGACGCTTCGGCAAACCAAATGCTGATTATGCCAACCGAGCAGGGGTTGAAATACCTCTCTCCTAACCTACTAGGCAGTAATCTGCAAAGCACTCCGCTCAGCCGGAATGTACAGCATTATTTCGATGAAGCGATAAACCGGGAGACCATGAGCGCAATCTTCCATAAACAGGCTTATTATATCGCCTTTAACTGGGCAGATCCGGTTGCAACACCGGGAACGACCAACAACGTAGTATTTAAGTTAGACCTTCGCAATCGAGAATGGTCGGGGCCGTGGTTCATAAATGTGTCCGGCTTTTTCATAATCGGCAGTAGTCTCTATATGGCTTCCAGCACTACCGGCAGGGTTTACAAGCACTCCGGAACCTCAGACGATGGAGTGGCTATCGATATGATTATCGACAGCAGTTACAAGGGCAGTTGGGAGAAACGCAATTTCGCCAAGCTAATCGCCATGGTCAAGCGCGGATCTGTGACCACCGGCACAACGATTCTAACGAGGGTTGATAATTTAGAGAGAACAATCGCCCTCGGATCATGCGCTGGTTGGGCAGGCTCCGGCGGTAGCGCAAGAGATGTGCAGGACGAGGTTACCAGCCCACAAAAGGCAATCAGTGGTGGCAGGGGTTTCAACATGGGGTGGCGTTTCGAAGATGATAGCGTTAACGATGTGGTGCTGTACGGGATCACCGTATTGGCTGAACTGCCGACATAAGGAGGTTGATTAAATGGCAACGACAATAGCGGACTACAAAAAAGCTTATGCGGCGGCGCAGGCTAAAAACGATACCGTAGGCATGAGCTCCGCTCACGCAGGGG